CCACGGACATTAGTGAAGGCGCTATGGCCGCCGACATGGATTCGTATTGGTTTAACTTTAAAGAGTGGTACGCCGACCAGGTTTCCCGTTGGGCGCTGACGTCTGACAAACCCGTAGGTGTGGTTGAGCAATTCTTTAAACGCCTGGCTGATTCGCTCCGTGCGTTCTATGCCAAGGTAAAGAATGCCGGCTACCTGCCTAACGAAACGTTCAAGAAGTATTTAGAAGCGGCTAATGAAGTTGCTCAAAAAGCCAAGGACATGACGATTCCGCCAATCATCTCGCAAGATGCGCAGATGGAAATGTTCATGCTCAAAGAAGCTGGTGAGTCGGCGGCCAAGGTTGCAGCAACCGTCAAAGCTGCAGCCCAACAGAAGCTACAGAAGCGTGAGCCTATTAACCGCGAAGCCCTGTCTGACCTTGATGCGGATTATGTTGAGAAGCTGGGCGCAGTATTTAACCCCCAGACCAAGACAATCATTGACCGTATTGCTGGCTTGCAAGATGGCTTCTGGCGCCGTGCTGCCCAGGGTATTGCTGACCAGTACCGCACCATCAAAGACTACAGCGAAGAGGCCTACATGATGGCCCGTCTGTCAAAGACTGTGGACGGCGCGCTAGAAGGCTTACTGATGCACGGCCATGTCTACAACAACGGCGGCGCCTTGGATATCAAGGGCAAGACCAAAGGTTTGTTTGAAGCGATGAAACCGGTCGGTGCTGAGACAGACCGCTACATGATGTGGATTGCCCTTGGTCGTGAGTCCCGCCTGCCTATTGACAAACGCTCTCCTAACCTAGCCCCGCTGCTTGCTGACCGTGATCAGCTGGTGCAAGGTGAAATCAATGGTAGGCCCCGCTTAGAGGTGTATCAAGAAGTCCAGAAGGACATGAACGCCCTGAATAAATCTGTGCTAGATGTTGCTTACAACGCCGGCCTGATGGATCAAAAGGCATACGAACGCTTCTCTCAGGACCTGTTCTACATTCCGTTCTATAAACAAATGGAGAGTGGCGACCTGCAAGATGCGGCCACGGCGTCTGGTTTAACTAGCCAGAAGTTTAGTGCTGAACTAAAGGGTCAGAGTGACAAGCCATTTGGCGATCTGATGGAAAACACGCTGCGCAACTGGAGTCATATCCTGTCTGCGTCGATGAAGAATCAGGCATCCAACGCAACGCTTGATGCAGCCATGGAAGTGGGCGCTGCCATTCCTAATTTGAAAGTTGGCTTGGCTTGGGAAGACGGCAAGGTTGTGTCTACCAAATCTGGTGAGTTGGTGGGTGATGGGTCTTTACGCCCCGAATACACCGAGGCCGGCAAAGGTGTCGTCAAGACAATGATGAACGGTCAGCCCGCCTACTTTGAAGTGCTGGATCCGATGCTGCTGGATTCCATTACATCGATTGGCTACCTGGGCCCCAAGTCAAAGTTTCTGGATGTAGCTCGCGACTTCAAGAATCTGCTGCAATACGGCGTGACCATTTCCCCCGCTTTCAAGACAAACAACTTGATTCGCGATTCAATCCAGGCAATTGCTGTTAGCGATTTAAAACGCAATCCATTTGCCAACGTGATTGAGGGCTGGGCTGCCACGGATAAAAATAATCCTGCGCATATTTCTGCTTTGGCTGGCGGTGCAATCTTTAACTTTGGCTCGGCTTATGAGGGCGACCAGTCTAGGCTGATTAAACGCTTGCTGGCTCAAGGTGTTAAAGGTGAACATATTCTGGACACGCCAGAGAAGATTAAAGCCGGCCTGAGCGCGGCCTGGGATAAGTATCAGGAGTGGGGTAATAAATCTGAAGCCGCTAACCGCATGGCTTTGTATAACCAGATGCGCGAGCGTAAGCTAACGCACCTCCAGGCATCGTTCGCTGCCAGGGATCTGCTGGACTTCTCTATGCAGGGTTCGTGGCCAGCGTTTAGGTTGGTCACCCAGGTGGTTCCGTTTATGAATGCTCGCATCCAGGGTTTGTACAAGCTGGGCCGTGATGGCGTTACGCCTACAGCTCGCGTTTTGTACAACACCGTGACCGGCAAACCAATTGAGCAGACAGACAAGCAGAAAGCTGAATCATTTGGCTACACCACATTGGCTGTGGCCGGTGCGTCTATGGCTTTGTACATGATCTTTAAAGACGACGAAGACTACAAGAAACGCGACGAGTGGGACCGCGATAATTTCTGGTGGTTCAAGCTGCCAGGTATGGATTTCGCATTCCGTGTACCAAAGCCGTTTGAAATCGGCGCATTTGGAACCATGGCTGAGCGCGTCCTGGAGCAGATCGTTGACCAGGAAGCAGAAGGCAAACAGTTTGGCGACAGTATCAAGCGCATGCTGGGTGATACGTTTGCTTTGAATCCTGTGCCGCAGATATTCAAACCAGTGCTAGACCTGTATGCCAACAAAGATAGCTTCACCGGCTCGCCAATTGAAAGCGCTGGCATGGAGCGTCTGTCTAAGCAGGAGCGCGCAGCTGACACAACTAGCCCGCTGGCCATAGCTCTGGGCGGCATGACTGCTATCCTGGGTGAGAAGGGTGAGCTGTCGCCCGTCCAGGTGGACTACGCAATCAAGGCCTACTTTGGTTGGCTGGGTAGCACGGCTGCCGTTACCAGTCATTACGCCGTTATGCCGTTTAATGATGGTGATTATCCTGATGCAAAGTGGTTGGACCGCGCCAGCTTGGGATTGATTAAGTCTCTACCTTCTAACCAGTCGCGCTATGCCACGGCGTTCTATGAGAACAATCGTCAGATTAGCCAGGCCTTTGCTGACATGCGCCACTACGCTGAATCCAATCAAACGGATAAAGTTATGGAAATCCTGGAAGAGAAGGGCGACAAGATTGCCTTGGCAAAACTGTACGACCAGACATCCAAGAAGATGGCTGCAGTGCGTAAACAGATTCGGGAAGTTAACGCCAACGAAGGGCTGACCGGCTCTGACAAGCGTGAAGAAATTGACCGTTTGAAAGAACTAATTGGCATGTACGCCGAGCAAGCTGAGTCAGTACGTAAATCTCTTAAATGAGAACTAAAGTGTATCGAGAACCAAAACGTTTCGGTTCTTTTTACATTTTGTAGTACTAATCACCACAGAAACAGGCGATGCCCTCGTCGTCTGGGTCAAACAAATCTGTTTGTTTTAAAGCAAATTCCTGCATCTGAGCGTAGCTTGGCCGGTCATTTCTAAAGGTGGCGCCAGTATTACGGGCGCTGGATTGGGCGTGTTGCTCCATCTTAATCCACCAGTTTGCGCGCTCAGGCTTCTCCCGAATCAGGCTCAAAATTTGTTGAGCTGGCTTTAAAAAGCATAGGTCGCAGTTGCCGTGCATGGTGACGCCGTTCATGCTGGGCAGCTCTAGGTCAAAGGAATGCTGGCGCCAGAAGTTTCCTACGGTTTCTTTGGTCACGCCATCGACGACTAAAGGTGTTCGGCTGCGGTGAATCTTTGCCGCCCTGCGTAGCTCGTCTGCCCTAATGCCGACCCAGTCTTGATTCTCTTCGTGATCCCATCCCAGGGATAGCAAGTAGTGATGGATAACATTAAGCTTGAGTCGCACGGTACAGATGCGCGCAACGGGATTGGGCAGGAAGGGTTTGCCGTTCTGATCTATAAGCTCAAAGAATGGCTGGCCATCCCGGCTGGCCGTTTCAAACGTAACTTGTTTAAACCTTTGCTTGACGTCTTCGTGGTGGGTGTATTCCAACCAATGAATCTTGACGCCCCATTCTTTAGAACACCGATCAATGAACCGTAGCGTAGCTTCTTCTTCTTTGCCCGTATTAGCAAAACAAACTATAGCTTCGCTTGGTAGGCTCATGTCGTGAGCTTCCAGGATTTTCCATAGCATGTATGCCGAGGTGCGCCCACCGGAAAAAGAAATGCACGTTGGTTCAGTGATGCGGTATGGGCTCATTGGTTGTCCAGCAAACGTTCTATCGTAATGTTTAAAGCGTCCAGCTCGTCCATCTTTTTGATGGCCCACATGCGCTTCTGCCCGTGCCATCCCATGACCGGGCCCTGATGGCAGTCGGTACATAGGGCGACAGCGGTGTACTGCTGGTTCTGCTTTACATGATGCGCAGCGCTGGGGCCTGGTGCATCACATACGCTACATGGTAAAGCTTTTACCAAAGCCAGGTGGCGCCTGTGTTTGGCAGTCAGCTTGTTATTCACAGGCGTTTCTCCCGTTCGGCCATCAAGGCTTCTGCCATGTCAAAAATCTTTTCAGCTTCCGCTCCGTGATCTTCGTCGGTGCAAACCCAGGCAATCGTGAGAGCCATCGCATACCAGTCAAGCATTGTGATGTCCTGGATGGATGGGTTGTGTGGCTTGGGCGCTAGGGCTGCTATACCTTCAGGCTTTTTTCTTGTTGCCATTTTCGCCTCCAAGCTTCTCAGCGATTTGGTCAGATAAAACTTCTGACATCAGCTCGCCGTGAACAGACAGGCTCTTGGCCCAAACGTCATCACGCACCACTTTCATAGCTTCGCGTAGGCCTTTGTTAAACCCTGCGCTAAAGGCGTCGTCGCCCTCGATGATCATGGTGATGGCGTCACGCACGATTCCGCTGGCTTTACGGCCCTTTGCAGCGTCTTTTAGCTGATGGTAGATGTCCTCCCGCAGGTGGACCGAATAAGGGATTAGGCGCTTTGTTTCCATGCTAGGTATTCCTGTTGCAGGGCCATGTATTGTCTGGCCGCTTCTGGGTTGTTTTTAAGTTCTGCGCGCGAGGCGATCTGGAATTCATCCAGCATCCATTGCCGGGCTTCTTCTTCGCTTTCGCCAAAGGTCTGGCCAGCTTGGCATAGAAACTTTTGAAAGAGGGGGTCGCGGCACAGCATCCCGGCGCTGCGAACCAGGTCGCGGGCGTACTCATGCTCGCGGTTCATCGGTTCTTCTTGCGCATTCAGCCGTACCATGACCACCTGGTACCGTGCCCCAACAAAGTCACGCAGAATATCTTCCGGTACTTCGTCGGGGTGGACGGACAAGGTCAACACGTAGCCGGTACGATTCTGCGTCATCGCAATCTTGACGGCTTCAAAGTTGTTGGTCTTCATGGTCAGAAAGGCACATCACCACTGTCGTCATACGCTTGCGCCTTGGGTGCTGCGCGGCGCTCTTGCTGCGGCTCTGCATCGCGGCGGCCGCCTTGCAGGGCTACATCACCCACACGAACATCCATAGACTTGCGCTTGTTGCCTTCTTTGTCAGTCCATTCGCGTTCAGACACGGTGCCCGACACGGTAACGGCCTGACCTTTAACCAGGTACTGGGACAAAGATTCTCCGCGCTTGCCGTACAGGCTGCAGTTCCACCAAATAGTTGGCTTGTCTTTACCTTGGCCGTCTGCTACGGAGAAATTGCACAGGGCATCGCCGTTAGGCATTTTTTTCATCTCTGAGTCTTTACCTAGGGTGCCGGCTACTGTAATTGAGTTCATGCTTTTTCCTTAAATGATTCACTGGTTTTCTTAAATTCCGCCATAAGCTTTTCATAGCGGTCGGCATCTAGCACTTTGAAATGTGCAAAGATGTTGCGGTTTACCTTGAAGAGGGACATGACATCTGCTTCGCTGCCGCACTGGGTTAAGCCAATGCGTGACATGTCCACCACCAAACCGCACCATTCCTTGTCGTCACCAGCCGGCCTGGCTGTCACTTTAAGCGACCAGTAGTCGGGGGCGCCTTGCATCGTTTCGGGTGTTGTAGGTTTCTCCGCTGGCTTTGGTGCGGGCTTGGGCTCAGGCTTGGTCTTTGGCTCTGGGGCCGGCGTCATGTCTATCGTGTCATGTTCGGTCAGCTCCATCGCTGCCATCCAAAGGTAGCGACGTTGATAAGTCTGTATGCTACCCATGAGCTGGATCGGCTGGGCACCTTTGAGTGCGGCCTCTGCCATTGGACTGGTGATCACAATGACCGTGCCGTCATCTACGTCTGTGATGCACAGCTGGGCATACTCGTTGTTAAACGTTACCACCCCGCACAGACCGATATCGTTAAAGATGGTTTGAATGTGGGGGATGAAATCGCCCAGCTCAAAGTATGAGTAGTTTTGAAACGTGTTCCGTCCCGACTTCTTTAAGTCGGTGGCCAGAAGCTTGACCCGGGCGGCCATGAGTTTTTTATGAACTGACATTGTTTTCCTTATGGGTGGATTTCGTTGACGATGCCGTGATTGGCCCTGTTCCACAACATTTCGTGTACGGATGCTGCGCCCGCAAGCACTAGCTCGGCTGCGGAGTAGGTGGTCCGGTTGAACTTGGGGTAGCCGGGGCCTACATACAGGTGGCAGTTACGGTAATGCGGGACATAGGTTACATCCTTTAGTTTGTAAGCTGTTTGCGCCACGCATGGCGCTGATTCTGAGGTGTTGCGTTTCATAATTTAATCTTTTGGACTGCATGGTTAGGGTGGCCAACCCATTTCTCGCCGAGCTTTTCAATCGCTAATTTGACGCGTTGCTCATTGCGTTGGCGAATGGCCTCGAGTTCAGTTTCGATGCAGACTGGTGGGTCTTCACGAAAGAATTCTTTGATTTGGTTTTGAATTTTTTGCAGCATTATCCGATCCTCATAACGTCCACCGAATTGGTGGATTTGTTTTGAAAAGTAGTGCAAGCATTCTTGCCGTGTGTGCTGACAAACCAGGACGTCACAGAGTTTTGAATGTTGCTGACGCCGTACTTGTCTGCGGGGATGGAGACTGTATCACCGATCTGCATGGTGCCGATAAAGGATTTCACATACGCTCGGGTGTCTCCGTATGGGAATTCGCGCTGCGGTTTAACCACTGGGTCGGGCGTCTTGTCAATGGTGTTGCTGTACTTCATTCCATCTTTAGTGGTGATGACGTACTGGCATTCCATCTTTTCTAACACGGCGCTGACCAGGCCGTGGCGAACACCGGCGGCGTCGATCACAGCATAGGTAGAGCCAAGCTCATCCAAGACTGTAAGCGGGCTGCCGTGTAGTTCTTTGTCAGCGTCTACGATTGCAAAGGTGCAGCCTAGTGCGCTGAGTGTTTTGATTGACCGGTCCAGTGCGGCCTTTTGAACGTCGTTCATTCTTTCTCCTTGAGGTAGGTTTGGTATTGATCACAGTACTGGGCGATTTGACAGAATCCAGAGCATCTGGTGCGGTCGCCTTCGCGCACCTCGATGCCATAACCCTTGGTCTTTGCGACTTCTAGGGCTGCCTGCGCTTCCTCAAGCGTCTTGTGAACGCTCTTGGCCCTGGCTGCGCCGTCCTTTTTAACGGCGTACATAGTGGGTTTTTCCCACATCTCTTCGGGGGTGCATTCGGAAATGCTCCCACCAATTTCTGCATTAAAGAACGCTGCTTCGTGCAAGGCTACGCGGGCCTTGACGTATGCTTCGCGCTCTTCAAATGACCATAACGGAATGTCTATTACCACAATCGGCGCTTGCGGGTAACCCTCGCGTGTCTTAGCGTCGCGACGTGACCAGTCGCGAACGATGGCGACGATCTGCGCCTTGCATACAGGCTTTTTCTTGACGCTTTCAACCAGGTAGGCGTACAGGTTTAACTGTGAATGCCAATCTTGTTTCTCATTCATCACAGCCCAGGCGCTGGTGACTTTGTAGTCAGACAGAATGGTGCCGGCATCGGTCAACTCTTGCAGGTCGATGGCGCCGGATATCTTCCAGCCATCCACTTCGGTATGGATGCGCTCTTCTACGATATGGTGGTCGTCTTTACCATGCTCCAGTACGCCGTGAACGGCAGTCCCAAATAGGGACCAAACCATGTCGGCTGCGTCCTCTTCTATGTCGTCCCAATGTTTACGCTTGAGCTGCACAACGCGGGGGCTATTGAGTAGTTCAGTGGCCGATATGTTTGCCTTGCCTTTGCTATACGTGGGGCGCTTTAGGACATTGACAATTGTCTCGGGTAGGTTGTAGTTGTTAGTGAGTTTCATGCGAGCCTCCGATCAGTGATTCAAAATGAGCTGCTCGGGCATAGACGCCGCGCACCAGGTCAATTGCTTTTTGTTCATCAATACGGTTGGAACACATCAATGATGCGTATGCCATACCCAGGGCCAGGGATGCAATCATCCCGTTGTTATCTGCTTTGTCCATTGAATAGTCGACAAGATGAGCGGCCAGCCCATAGCCGGTGTCCATCAGATCGGTTGCTTTCTCTTCCATTGCTTTCTCCTGACTGGTTGTTCTGTGTGCGAATGTAACAGGTAGGTTCATGTACGTCAACAGTTTTTTTATATCTGGTATAAACGCCAATCAACATGAGGACTTTTGTATGCGACGAGCTGCCAGGCGCGACGATAATGAAAACGAAATAGTTCTATTCCTGCGGGAATGTGGGGCGTATGTTCGTGCGATTAATCACGCCGGCCTGTTTGATTTGTTGGTGTATTACAACGGCTACACGCTTTTATTTGAAATAAAAGATGGCAGTAAAGCTGCGTCGGCCCGCGATCTGACGGCGGCGGAACAGAAGTTCCATGATGAGTGGCCAGGAAATAATTTATTTATTGTTAATTCTGTAGAAGATGCGGTTGAAGTTTTAAAAAAATGTGTGTAATATGGAATCATTCCAGAGGGCTGGTTGGTTTGTTGATTGTTATTTTGGTTTCTCCTTTGATTGGTTTTGTGGCTCCGTAACTGGGGCCACTTTTTTCAGAGGCAACACGCATGGGGATTGAGCCAAGTTCCCATACGTGTTGGTGGTAAACGGGTTAGCGCCGTGCGTTGTTCCTTAGTTCGGTTTTAGCGCCAACACTGCTTCATGTGCCCACTAACAATTTACAGGAGCTGTTATGAAGATAACTGTCTATTCCAAATCAGCTTGCCCACAGTGCGATGCGGCCAAGAAACTACTGACTGCCAAGGGCATGGCATACGAAGAAGTTATGCTCGATGATGAAGCCGGCCGCACAGCTTTCTATGAGAAGTGCGGGCCATCGGTTCGCCAGATGCCACAGATATTTATTGACGACCAGCGCGTCGGTGGATTGGCTGGGCTGCACCAGGCGCTATGCCAGATCACCCAAAATTCTGCAGGGGTATTGACAGGCCCTGCAATTATTTGATATAAACGAAGCGTTGTCGTCGTGGGCAATACTCTGAAGCCATTTACACATGCCTCGCCCCGTTAAGGGGTACCACGACGGGGCAGTTGTAAGTGGCTTTTTTGTTTTTGAGACTGGGGTTGTGTTGCGGGTTAGCGCCGCAAGCTCCTTAAAGTGGACGAAAAGTTTTGAAAAAACACTGCTACATGTGAGCAGTCCCAGTCTCTCCTCCTACGGCAACCCTCAGAGCGGGTTAGCTAATAGGCCAATGTCGGGGCCGTACTCAAGAAACCGATGGCGCTTTAATAGACCCCCGGCGCCGCAGCGTTTCGTAGCGACTGCATAAAACGACCAAGCAAACCGACAATCAGCGTCTGGCCCACGACACGGGCGGTCGATAGTTGAATACGACGTTCCGCGAGCAGCAGGTTTCGACTGGCTGGTGACTTCCACATATCTGTCCACAAGGGTACAGGTCGGGAGTCTCGGGGGTCTACTATCGCTATACGTACTGCCTGTTATAAATAAACAGGAACAACCTGTTGCAAACCATCTTGAATACGTGTATAGTCGATTTCAAGTTTAAAGGAGAGGCGTATGACAAAACACGGCGGAGCTAGGATTGGCGCGGGCCGGCCGGCGACACCAATAGATGTAAGACGAGCGATTGTGCTGCGTAAACAGGGGCTTTCGTACCGACAAATTGCAGAAAGATTTGGGGTGACAGAAACAGTTGTCAGGCGGGCAATCAGAAACGAAACCAAAAAGGAATCAATATGAGAGAGAAAACAGGCGGAGCAGCATTCCCTACACCCAGGTTCATGGTCGACGATGAGTCGCGGATCTTGGGCTTTTCAATTAACACCGACGGCATGTCGCTGCGGGACTACTTTGCGAACACGGCGATGCAAGCGTTGTTGGCTGGCGGCGCGCACCCCAACGTGTACCAGCTGGCAGCAGATGCATACAAAGCAGCCGATGCCATGCTAGAGGAGCGCGACAAATGAAGCCAGCTAAAGAAGTATGTTTACGCATGGCGCTATACCAGTACACCGCCCGCAATGAGCAGCTCATGTGGCGCTGGTTGTTTACCTGGGCGGCATGGAAAGATGAGCCTGAATTCTTTGCCGACCCCAGGGTGCCTGTGTTCAAACCGCGCAAAGCCAAGAAGCGCTGGAAGAACCTGACCAATAGTGAAACAAACGCAATCATTAAGCAGATGCCGAACTGGACGACGGACCACCTGAACACATTCATCTTCAAGGTGCTTGTTGAAGAGAAATTCAAGGAGAAGAACGCATGACCGAAGAAAATTTTGGTAAGGCTCTTCGTGCCGATAGATTTGCACTGGGTTTTACTCAGCAAGAATTTTGTTCGGAGCTTGCCAAATTTGCAAAGACAGTCGTTTCTCAACAAACATTGGCACGATGGGAAAAAGGTGCAATTCCACACCACTCTAGCCGTGTAAATTTATTTCAATTTTTAAAACATAGCCTTCAAGCCCGCGGGCTCCAGTCTGACGTTTTAAATTTTGAATTCCCAGAGTCAACTAAAAACAAAAACACGGTCAAAGAACTTATGAAAATTCTTGACGACCAAGCATTAGAGATTTCCAAATTAAAAGATGTCATTCGGACATTGATCAGCTAAAGGAACAACCATGAAAAAAGAAGAATTACTTGACCAACTTGCAATAGAAATGTTGCGTCTTGCACCGCATTTGTTGGTGAAAACTTATGAGGTTTATGACCTTGCAAAGGCAATGGTAGATCGTAGACAGCACATCCTTGATCAATGGGCTTTGCGCGATGTCAACACCGGGGGTGTGATTGCATCCTTGGGGCTAAGTGTCAGAGCTTCTAAATGTCTGGAGGCGGATGAGATTTACACAATCGGTCAGCTGGTTTACTACACCGAGAATGATTTACTAAAAACGCCCAATCTAGGCCGCAGAAGTCTGAATGAAATTAAAGAGAAGCTGGCCGAGCGAGGACTGAAGTTGCGGGGGCAGGCGTGATAGTCCGTAAGGTCAGGGGCCAAAACAAAGTTGGCAAGATCATATTACTCAGGACCGAGGTGGACATGATTCGCAAGATGGGGCTATCTGTTGGGGATTACGTTAAACATGCTCTGCTGCGGATTGCCAAAGAGCGACGATGGAAATGGTACTTTAACAAGGAGAAACAATGACTTACAACGCAGAACAAATTACCTATATGTTGGCGGAGGCCATAGACCAAAACCGTGAGTACAAGTCGTGGCACTGCAGCACTCAGCACCTGATGGCTCTTGTTGAGAGGGTTGTTGCCGAGGAGCGTGAGGCGTGTGCAAATACGGCGGGTCTTGCATTACTTGGCGCAGATAAAGCACTAAGTGATCGGGTTTTAAAAGCCATCCGAGCAAGGGGACAAGCATGACCAAGAAACAAAGAGCATATCTACACATCCTTACTTTGCCGTTTGTTATTTCAGCGGCAGTTGAGTTTTTACCTGCGTGGTTGTATTGGCCTATTGCCGTGATTTGTGGCATGGCATGGTTCGGTGCTTGTGTAATTTTGGCGGAGGTAAACCATGACTGATGACGATGACATCCAAGACTATGTTCGCCCATGGGTTGGGCTGACGGATGAGGAGATCATGCAATGCTTAGATCAAGCACATGGAGTAAATATGCGACTTGATGGATTTGCGCGAATTATTGAAGCCAAACTCAAGGAGAAGAACACATGAAGCCCTTGAGTGAAACAACTGCACGAACAACCATCGGCATGATGCGTTCAATCGCAAGCCACAAGCCAATCAGTCCGTTTCACCTGATGGCGGCTGATGAGATGGAACGTTTACTCAACGAAGTATTGGAATACAGAAAGGCAAACAATGAGCGAACCAAGTCTAAACATATGGGAAAAGGCGCTGGGATGGCGCAAGAGGCAGATGATCATCAAACAACTTGATCCGGTAACCAATCAGATCAGGAACAACACCTTGGAAGAGGTGGCCCAAGAGTTTGACAAGATGAAGAACGGTGGGGATACCACGGCCAGCTTTGCCGTCTACGTTCGGAGCATGAAGCGATGATCAAATACGACGGCTATGACGAAGCAATCATTGGACCTGCGCATATTTGGCGGGACCATACAACAGTTGCAGTCCTGGTTTACGACGCAGAAAAGATTGCAGAAATACTAATGCGGGATGGATGCTCGGCCGAAGAGGCCAGGGAGTTCATTGAATTCAACATAGAAGGCGGATACCTGGGGCTTGAAACGCCTGTTCTGGTATGGCCTAACGACATATGGGACGAAGAAAATGATTGAGAAAGCATCAGCCGATGAGCATCAGGTGGGTGGCGACCACTATCACCAAATCGGCATCCAGCCTTGGGCCGTCATGGAATCTGTGCTTAGCCGCCAGGAATTCATAGGCTACCTGAAAGGCAACATCATCAAATACAGCATGAGAGCTGGCCGCAAAGAGGGGTCAGACGATGCCGCTAAAGCTTGGCATTACAAACAAAAGCTCAATGAATTTATAGGTTTCGACGCACCATTTTAAGGGAACGACATGTTAGAAAGAAAAGAATTAGAACTGAAACAAATCAGGCTGGACGGCGGCACCCAGGTGCGCGCAGCAATTAAAGAAGAAGCGGTGATGCGCTACGCTACGGACCTGGAAGGCGGGTCAGTATTCCCACCGATGCGGGTGTTCTTTGACGGCACAGATTACTGGATGTCAGATGGATTCCACCGGTATCACGCAGCCCTACGGATTGGGATGGCCACCTTCCCGTGCGAGGTAGAAACAGGCACCCCCAGGGATGCTCTGTTCTTTGGTAGTAGTGCCAACAACTTGCACGGCCAGCCGATGGACAACGCCGACAAGCGCAAGGTCACTATGATTTTCGTAGAAGATTTTGAATGGGGCGAGTGGAGCAATGCAGAAATTGCCAGGAAGGTTGGCGTGTCTGCGCCGTTCGTTGCCAAGATGCGTGGGGAAAGCGCGCCGGCCGTGCGCAAATACATAACACCCAAAGGCAATGTGGCCGAGAAGCGAAAGCCCGAAAAGAAAGATAAGCCAGCTAAGCCAGCCAAAGCAGCGCCCCTGGTTGAGCCACCCAAAGCAGAGCCACCAGCGGTAGATCACCGCCAGGAAATGGTAGACGAGCTGATTGCTCAAAATGAAACATTAACCGACCGCTTGGCCGTCAAAGTCATGGACGCGACAGCCGAAGAAAAGAAAGCAGCGGAAGATTTGATCAAACAATTGCGCGAAGAGATTCGTATTCTGAAACTAGAAATGAATGCGGTTAAATCCAGCCGGGATAAATTCCAGTTGGAAAACGCGCAGCTCAAGCGTCAGATTTCCATGCAACAAAGACAACTTAAAGCCTACGAATAAACAAGGCCCAAGCCGGCGGGCATAGTGTGCCGGCAGCGGAGAATCAAAATGAGTTTACAACTAAGGGATTATCAAGACGCTACCCTGGCAGCGCTACGCCAGGGGTTTGCAGAGGGAAAGCGCGCGCAGATACTTTATGCACCGACCGGAGCGGGCAAGACAGAAATGGCTATTGCTTTGCTCAACGCAACCAGGGGTAAAGGTAACAAGGCAGCCATGCTGCTGGACCGAATCATTCTGTGTGACCAGACCAGCGAGCGATTAGAAAAATACCATATCCCGCACGGGGTACTGCAGTCAGGCCATTGGCGCTATCGGCCGTATGAACACATCCAGGTTTGCTCAGCTCAGACGCTGGAAAAGAGGGGCTCATTCCCAGGGCTGAACCTTTTGATTGTGGACGAGTGCCACACAACGCGGCAGCAGACAGTTGATTTCATTAAGAATAATCCGGAGGTGCGGGTCATCGGGCTGACGGCCACGCCTTTCACCAAGGGGCTGGCCCATATCTATGACAACATCGTCAACACCATCACAACCCGGGAGCTGGTAGAGCAGAAGGTATTGATGCCTCTACGTGTCTTCATTGCCAAAGAAATTGACATGACCGGCGCCAAGAAGGTGGCGGGCGAATGGTCCCAGGCCGAGGCATCTAAGCGGGGCATGCAGATTACCGGGAACATTGTCGAGGAGTGGATCCGAAAGACCAATGAAATCTTTGGTGGTCCTCGTAAAACGATTGTGTTCTGTTCGGGCGTCGAGCATGGCGCCGACCTGGCCGCACAGTTTGCAGCCGAGGGTTATAACTTTGTATCGGTCAGCTACCGGGATGATGACCAGTTCAAGCGGGATGTGATTGAAGACTTTGCCAGGCCGGACACAGAAATACATGGACTGATTGCCACGGATATCCTGACCAAAGGCTTTGATGTACCTGATGTAATGATCGGCGTGTCGGCCAGGCCGTTTAGCAAATCTTTATCGTCGCATATCCAGCAGATGGGCCGCATCATGCGCCGGGCTGACAACAAAGAGTTTGCTGTCTGGCTGGACCATAGTGGGAACTACTTACGCTTCCAGGAGGATTGGGAAGCGGTCTATCACAACGGCGTCGATGTCCTGGATGATGGAAAAGAAAAGGCCAAGAAAGAAAAGACAGAAGACGAGAAGAAAGAATCCAAGTGCCCATCGTGCGGGCATCTGTGGCCGGGCGGGTCTGATACCTGTTTGCATTGCGGCCATGTGCGCGAGCGTCAGAACAAGGTAAGCAGTATTCCTGGTGTATTGGAAGAGTTGGAAGGGATGGCCAGCAGGGATAACAAGCAAGCGTTTTGGGCGATGTGCCAATGGTATGTGAAGTATCGCGGGTGGTCGAGCGGCCGCGCTGCGCATTGCTATAAGGATAAGGTTGGGGTGTGGCCCAGGGGCCTAGCTGATTCGGTGGCGTCG